TAAAATATGTCCTGCTGGAAAGGCGTGGGCTAAACGAACATTTGATACATATCCAAGTGCTTATGCGAATATGGCTGCTTCTAAATACTGCAAAGACCCTAATTACGCTAAAGGCGCAAAGGGTAAGAAAAAGAAGAAAAGCTAATGGGTGAGCTTAAAGATTGGGTAGATCAAGATTGGGTTCGTATCGGCACTGACGGTTCCATAAAAGGCCCTTGTGGTACGTCAAAAGATAAGAAAAACCCAGATCGTTGCTTGCCTCGCAAAAAAGCTCAAAGCCTTTCTAAAGAAGAACGTGCAAAAACTGCTCGTAAAAAGAAACGTGCAGGAGCAAAGGGAAAAACTGTGGTATCTAATACTAAAAACGCTAAAGTTCGTAACATGGAAAATGGTGGTGCTGTAGAAACTAATTCTAAACGTAAGTTTAATGGCAAAAACGTACCCGGCACTGCTGTTGCAAGGGGTTGCGGTAAAATAATGTCCAACCGAAGAAAGCGCACAACAGGCGCTGTAAGCCAATCATAAGGAGTTTATCATGGCTATGAAGAAAAAAGGCTACCGAAGCGGTGGCAAAGTTAAGAAAATGTCCAAAGGTGGATCAGCAGGCGGTAAAACAGTTCGCCGTATGTCCAAAGGTGGAGCCACTGGTGGCAAAAAAGTTATGCGTATGACAAAAGGTGGAGCCGCTGGCGGTAAGAAGTCACTTGCTTCAGCAAGAGCATCTCTTCCTGCTGGCTATAAGATAGTTAAAAAATAAAATATGGCTTATTTGCACAGCAATATACCTTATTTTAAGGCATGGGTTCGTCGTGAATACACTCATAATCATGAGGATTATCACGGCGAATTCCTGCACGCTATGGTCATTGGTGTAACAACAATACCAAACAGATGTTTGAGTTTTCAGGTTATATTTACTGGAAATGAGGCTGAAGGCGAAGATGAAGACACAGTGCATGGTGGTGCAATGTGGGCTAGAATGCCAATAACTGCACTTGTAGGTGACATTCCCTTAGAAGAATGGCCTGAACCTATGAAAACATATGACGCACAGCCTTGGGATTGCGCCTCTCATACTCATTCTGTCTATGTTATGGATAGAACCACTCCTTGCCCGTGGATGGCGAAAATTAACGGTGAAATGCACCCTGCAAAGTATCTATTTACCGTTGATTACACAGATAGCGAGGTCGCTGACGATCCAGCACAGCATAAACAAAACCATGTACTCCAGCTATTAGATGCTGGTGAGTGGACGGGTAATATTGTTGCGTTACCTAACAACCGTGTGCGCGTAACGCACCCTGCGTGGTTCCAGACGGGAGAAGGCGCTCCTGACTTTAAACCATCTCAGCATATACATTATTCTAAATCTGATTTAGACTACACATTAGATGTTAACAAGGTTTTCGATAACCTTTATAACGAGGAATAACATGACCGTATCAGGCTCCAAGGACTTTGAATTAGATGTAGCAGACTACATTGAAGAGGCTTTTGAGCGTTGCGGCTTAGAAGTGCGAACAGGGTACGATTTAAAGACCGCAAAGCGCTCTTTGAACCTTTTATTTGCTGATTGGGCCAATCGTGGCCTTAATCAATGGACTATTGCGCAAAAAAACTTCACTGTAACCTCTGGAGATGGTGATGAGCCTCTAGGGGCTGACGTAATCGACATATTATCCCTTGTTGTACGTCGAAGTGGCACTGATTTCTCTTTAAGTCGCATTAGTCGTGACGAATACCTCAGTATTCCAACAAAAACCACTACAGGACGCCCTACGCAGTTTTTTGTTGATAGGCAGATAAATCCAGTGCTTAAATTGTGGCCTTTGCCCGATAATAGTACCGATGTGGTCCTTTTTGACGCCTTAATACGCATAGATGATGCCGATATTTACACCAATACTACGCAAGTTCCCTTCCGTTTTTACCCTGCTTTAGCGGCTGGTTTGGCCTATTATATCGCCTTAAAACGCGCTCCAGACCGTGTTCAAATGCTTAAAACAGTGTATGAAGAGGAGTTAAATCGTGCAATGGACGAAGATAGAGATCGTGCGTCCTTCCGCGTTGCTCCAGATTTAAGGAATTACCGATATGTCTAAATATGCCACAGGCAAATTTGCATACGGCATATCTGATCGTTCAGGGTTCCGTTATCGCCTAAGAGACATGAGAAAAGAGTGGAACGGCCTTTTAGTCGGTAAAGACGAGTGGGAACGCAAAGAACCTCAACTTGATCCTCTTAGGGCCACTCCTGATCCACAGGCCCTTAGAAATCCACGCCCAGAACAGAATTTGCCTGAGCAACGGAACATACAGTACGGGTTTAATCCTGTTGGGTTTAACAGCATTCTTGGTTTAACCCCCCCTAGTAATTTAGAATCTGTTGGCGAAATAAGCACAGTAACAGTAACCACTGTTGTGAACCCAGATGCGGAGAACATAGCGTATATGGCAGGACTGTCTGCGCCAGCATTTGTTGATTCTGTTACAGTTATTTCTGGTAGCTCAACAGCTTCAAGATTTGATAGTACATCTGTAACATTAGATTCCACCACAAAAACATTTGACGAGGGATAAGACATGACAAAGCAAGCAGTAGGCATAGGATCATCAGCTAACGATGGAACAGGAGATACTCTTCGTTCAGGTGCAGATAAAATTAATGATAATTTTGATGAAGTATATGCAGCTTTAGGAAACGGCACGACACTAACGGACATAATAAATTCTGATGGGATTATAGATGTAAGTTCTGGTGCAAACAGAATTGTGTTTTATTATGCAAATCTTAGCGACTTACCTAGTGCGGGAACATATCATGGCGCAGTGGCGCACGTTCACGCGACGGGAGGGTTGTACTTCGCACACGCTGCCGCATGGGTTAGATTAAATGATGAGACAACTGGACCTGTGACTAAATATACTGCGGGTGTAAACGGATCGTCCGCATTTACATTTACTGGCCCCGGAGCTACATCTGGAAACAACCCAAACTTTACTTTTTATAAAGGACATACTTATTTGATTGATAATACAGCAAATGTAAGTAGTCATCCTTTACAAATAAGAGTCTCATCAGGAGGGTCTGCTTTTACAACAGGGGTCACTGAGAACTATAGCTCTACTACAGGGTTAACACAGTTCATCGTACCTCACGAACCAAGCGATACATCTTTAGTGTATCAATGCACAAACCATAGTGGTATGGTTGGAAACATAACAATAGTGTGATGACATGAGTTTTACATACACGCTGTACTACTATTGCACAAACCATAGCGGTATGGGGGGTCAGATTAACACATGAGCTATACTTACACCACATTAAAACAGGCTATATTAGATTATACTGAAAACGATGAAACTACGTTTGTAAGTAATCTTCCTGTTTTTATTAAAAACACAGAAGAACGTATTTTAAAGAATGTTCAGTTGAGTTTGTTTCAAAAGAACGACGCTGGAGCAATGTCGGCTTCTAATAAATTCTTAGGGGTCCCTAGTGACTTTTTAGCGCCGTTTGCTTTGTCGTTTACCAATAGTTCTGGAAACTACGTTTTCTTAGATTTTAAAGATTCCAACTTTATTCAGTCTTTTAATCCTAATCCTGCCGCAACAGGCGCTCCTCGTTATTACGCTCAATATGATTTAAACAATTTTATTTTAAGCCCAACCCCTGACAATGCTTATGCGGTTGAACTTAGTTACTTCTATCGTCCAACCAGTTTAACTAAGAGCCAGACCACGTTTTCGGTGGCATATACTGGCGGAACAGTTTTTTCTGCTGGAGAAACTATTATAGCAACTCCTGCTGGCGCAACTGCGTCTGTCGAAAACTCTTCGTTTGTTGTTACTGGAACAACTGGGGCTGGCAACACAACCTTGACTGCTAACTTCCCTGCGGGAGTTACAAGTTCTTACCCGCGAGGAACAGCGGCTTCAGGAACAGCTTTGGTGGGAAACACCAGTGGGGCTGTTGCGGTAATTAATAGCGTTCCCAGCGGAACAACGTCAGAAAAGATTGTTCCAGACATTACTGAAACTTGGATTAGTGAAAACGCAGACTTAGCTCTCTTGTATGGAAGTTTAATGGAAGCTTATGTATTTATGAAGGGCGAACAAGACATGCAAGCTTTGTATGAGAAGCGTTTTGTAGAAGCTATTATGGGCCTTGGGGGACTTGGCGAGAGCAAAGAGGTTACGGATGAGTATAGAACTGGACCAGTGGTGAGGCGAAAACAATGAACAATATGTCTTTTGGCGTATCAATGTCTAATGATTTTAAGGTGGGAGTGGAAACTACGGACAACCGTGGCTTTACTCCTGAAGAAACCGCGAAGCGTTGTGTAAGCAAGATTATAAATGTTTCCAAAACTGCGCCCCCCGAGATACGGGATCAGGCGCTTGCGTACCGAGATGAGGTTGAGAAGGTAATAGCCGTCTATATGAAACAGGCTATTCAAAGCGACAGAACTACGGTATATAATGCAATAAAAGATGCTGGTCAGTTAAAATTGGCAGAATATATAAGGAAAATGTAAATGGCTTTTAACGGCAACTTTCTATGCACTTCGTTCAAAGTAGAATTGATGAAGGGTGTTCATAATTTCACCGCGGCAAGCAACCAGTTTAAACTGGCTCTGTATGACAACAGTGCTACTTTCACCGCTGCAACTACTGCGTACACATCTACTAACGAGATTAGCGGGACAAAC